TGCGCCAGTCGGTGGCAGCTGGCAGTCCGCCTTCCTCCCACACGCTCATGTCGAGCCAGCGGGTGACCTGCTCGGTCCATTCGTTGAGGCGCAGCCGGCGGATCGCATTCTGCTGCGCCGGCATTTCCCTAGCCTCGTCGATCTGCCGCTTCAGGTCATCCAGCTTCACCGTCACGCCAAGGCTCGGATTGGCCTTCACCCAGACCTTTTCGTCGGTCCAGTCGTCGCCCTCATCGATGGTGGCGATATAGGCAAACCAGCTGTCCGACGACTCCATCGGCACCGTGCCTTCCAGCGCCTTCACCGAGAACTCGTGATGCTGGCGGCAGACCGAATGGCGATCATAGCCGGCCGTCGTGATCTCGAAGATCAGCGGCTGGCGCCGCGCACCGGTGGCGGTGTTCAGCTTCTGGATGATCTCCGGTCCCGGATGTTCGTGCACTTCATCGACGGCCGCAAAATGGATGTTCAGCCCGTCCATCTTGCTGGCGTCCGCCGACAGCGGCCTGAACCAGGACGAGGTCGGCAGCACGGCCAGATTGTTCACCGTGCGTGTGATCCTCGATTGCAGCGCCGAACTCGCCGCCACCATGCGCTCGGCCTCGCCAAAGACGATCCTGGCCTGATCGCGCGTCGTTGCCGCCGAATACACATGCGCACCGGGCTCGCCATCGGCGATCAGCGCATAGAGCGCCGTGCCGGCCAGAAGCACCGACTTGCCGTTCTTGCGCGCCACCTCGACATAGGCCGTGCGGAAGCGGCGCAATCCATCCTTGCGCTTCCAGCCATAGAGCGAGCCGACGACGAACTGCTGCCAGCCCTGAAGCACGAAGGGCTCGCCCGCCCATTCGCCGGTCGAGTGGCGCAGATGGCCGAAGAAGTCGATCGCATGACGTGCCGCAGCGCCATCCCAGACCAGGCCGCGTTTTACCCCCACCTTCAGGTCCGCGAGGTGCCGCTCGCAGGCCAGACGCACGAGCCGGCCGGCGACGATCCGGCCGCCAACCACCGCACGGGCATAGGCTGTAACCGGACAGGGTGGTGCTTTCCTGCCGCTCCCGTCCAGTGGGCGCGAAGCACGGGAACTAGGCTTTGCGGCCACGGTTCAGGAACTCCTCGAACGGATCGCTCGTCTCGGCGGGTTCCGCCATACGGATGCGCGAGCGGCTGGACGGCGTCAGTCCGAATTCGCTCTCGATCTGCGCCATCTGCGCCAGGCACTTGTTGGCCACAGCCAGGAACGGGTTCTGGATGATGTTGTCATTCGACGTCTTCACCACCGGCCCACGGCGCTTCACTTCCTGCTCCGCCTCCAGCCAGCGTCGCCAGATCACGACGTAGCGGGCGAGTGCGCCGGCATCCAATTCCGTCATGACACCGTGGCGGGCAAGCAGTTCCGCCATTTCGGTGAACTTCAGCTTGGCGGCTTCATCGAGATGGTCAGGCGGTTCGGGCGTCGCCACCACCGGCTTCGGCTCGGCCTTGTTCAGGCGATGCGGACGGGCCGTGCCCTTCACCAGCTTCAGATGTGTCGGCAGCGGCTTGCGGCCGGCCATGTCAAAACTCCCTGCGCCAGCGTTGCAGCGGCGCCGGCGTCAAAAACAGCAACAAAATGATCGTCTTATCCGGTTGATGATCTCGTCGTTCAGAGCATGACTGTGATTGCCAGGATGAAGGAAACAGCCATGACGAACAGCAACCAGTCCAAGACCCGAGCCACAGCCATCGACGCCTTCCTCGCCGCGAAGTTCGAGATCGACGCCATGCTCGAACGCCTGTCGGCGCTCAGCGCTGAGCATTTCGACACCGACCCCGACGAGATCGACTGGGGTCATGTCGGCACGCTCGAGCACTACCGAGCCAAGCTGCGCGAGATCACCGACATGGCGTTCCGCGAAGGCGAATATGCCGAGTAGCGCCAACCTCTCCGAAGCCTGCCCGCCGCAAGGCGGGCTTGGGGTCATAGAAGGGCCGCGATGGCGCGGCCCCGATCAAGGAGACGACCCCCATGACCCAGATTCAGCTTTCCGACGCCCAAGCCGTCATCCTGTCCACCGCCTGCGCGCGCGAGAACGGGGCAGTGTTCCCCGTCACCGCCAGCCTCAAGGGCGGCGCTGTCGGCAACGTCTGCAAGAGCCTCCTGAAGCAGGGGCTGATCGAGGAAATCGCCGCCACGGACCTCGACACGGTCTGGCGGCACGACGAAGAACGCGGCCCGATCACGCTGCGCGCCACTCCGCTGGCCTACAGCACCCTCGGGATCACGGACGAGCAGACCGACACCCCGCAGGCTGAAACGCTGACCGCCCCGGTCCAGCGCCGGAAGGGCACCAAGCAGGCAACGTTGATCGCCATGCTGCAGGCGCCCGACGGCGCGACCATCGAAGAGATCATGGCCGCGACCGGCTGGCAGTCGCACACGGTGCGCGGTGCGATGGCCGGTGCGCTGAAGAAGAAGCTTGGTCTCGAGGTCAGTTCGGAGAAGATCGAAGGACGTGGGCGGGTCTACCGGTTGCCCGCAGCCTGACGCCGCAGCTCTCATCCTGTCACGGCCGTCGCCCCGATGGGGCGGCGGTTGCCTCGTTGGCACGCCGCATCCGGATGGCCTCGAACAGCCGCCGCAGCGTAAAGGAGCGCAGGATCGACACCACGGTGAAGATCGCACCCATGGCCATGTTGTCAGCCAGCGTGGTGGACAATCCAAACAGCGGGAACACCAGCATCTGCGTCACCACGGCAATGCCATAGCCGACGGCGACATTGGCGAAAGCCTCCACCAGAGACATGGTGCGGGATTGCTTCATGACGCTGCTGCGCCCGTGGTCGCATTCCCGGCAGCGGGCACGCGCTCGGCGGTGATCTCGTCGAAGCTGCGGCCATCGCCGTCCAGCGTCGCCACCTTGCCGGTGAATGCCTGCCAGCGCCGGACGACCACGTCGCAAAAGGCTTCCGATAGTTCCAGCCCGTAAACTTTGCGACCGGTCTTTTCGCCGGCAATCAGTTGCGAGCCCGAACCGGAGAACGGCTCGTAGCAAATGTCGCCCGGCCTTGTGTGCAGCTGCATCGGCAGCGTGAACACGCGCACCGGCTTCGAAGTCGGATGCTCACGCGTCTCGATCTCCGAGGACGGAATGTTCCACACCGTGGTCGGCCAGCTGTCAAAGCCCTCACGGTTGATGCGGGGCTTCTTGCCCCGGCGCCAGCCGAACAGGCAGGGCTCATGCGCCCACAGCATCACCGAACGCGTCAGCACCGGGCGGGACTTGGCCCAGATGATCTGCTGGTGATGCAGCACATCGAACTGATCCCAGACCGTTTCCAGCATGCGCTGGCGGCGCGAGGCGTGCCAGCAATACCATGCCACATCCTCGGCAATGGCATGCTCGATCGCCACCTTGCAGAAGGCCTCGTAGAATTGTGGGCCTTGGGCAGAATCATCCCAGTGCGGCTGCTCGATATAATCGTCGCCCCAGTCCTTGTTGGCTATTCTTTTCGCCCGCGTCGACGCATTCTTCTTCGTCGGATGGTTGGTTCCGTCATAATCAACCAGGTAGGGCGGATCGGTGGCAAACAGCGCCGCCCTCTCGCCAGCCATCAGGCGACCAACATCTTCCGGCGAGGTGCTATCACCGCACAGCAGCCGGTGATCACCCAGCAGCCACAGATCGCCGCGTCGTGTGACAGGCGTTGCCGGAACTTCCGGAATGGCGTCGTCCTCGGTCAGCCCGTCCTGTTCGTCATGGCTGCCGTAAAGCAGGTTCTGCAACTCGTCGTCGCCGAAGCCGGTGAGACCGAGATCAAAACCGGCCTCCTGCAGGTCGGACAGTTCGAGCGCCAGCAGCTCCTCGTCCCAGCCGGCATTCATGGCAATGCGGTTATCGGCAAGCACCAGCGCCCGGCGCTGCGTCTCGGACAGACCCGTCAGCACGATCGTCGGCACCGTATCCATGCCAAGCTTGCGTGCCGCCAGCACGCGGCCATGACCGGCAATCAGCGTGCCATCCGCGGCAATCAGCACCGGGTTGGTAAAGCCGAAGGCGCGGATCGATGCGGCGATCTCGGCCACCTGCGCATCCGAATGCGTGCGGGCATTGCGCGCATAGGGCACCAGGCTGTCGAGCGGCCGGTATTCGACGGCCAGCTGACGCTCAATGTCACCAACACCGATGTGCGCAGTTTCAGCGATTGTCATTTTCGGTATCCAGTGAAATCAACATCTTAGCCGCGCACCCCCCATGCTTCATTTTGGCCACGGATGCGCTTTTGGTGGCGCGCGGTCCTGGGAGCGAACTCTCCAGAGATTTGACCTCCCCCGGGGGGGGGGGCTTGGGCTCACGAGCGGCGGCGCGCATTGCCGAAGCCGCCGTCGCTGCCGGCCGTCTTCCGGCCGTGGCACGACGCGCACAGCGCCTGCCAGCGGC